ATGTAAGTGACTCTGTGGAGGGCGACGGATACAGAAACGTTCAGCCAGAAGTATGGACAAAGTTGACAATTGTTGCCAGACGAATGAGTAAGACTTTTACGATCAACAGTGGATATAGATCACCTCAGTATAATGATCAAGTCGGTGGTGCTAAGAACTCATCACACAAAAGTGGACTTGCTATTGATGTGAGTATGTCTGGTATGTCAGATGAAGACATCCGCAAATTTATTCGTACAGCAAGTCAAGAAGGCTTTATGGGTGTTGCTTATTACTCAGGTAGTAATTTCGTACACTTAGACATGGGAGCAAGAAGATCGTGGCTTAGAGGTCACAGATTTGACAATTATATCGCTATGCACTTAGATGATGGATTTAGAACAGGATCTTCTAGTCAAATTAGCTACCCACAGACCCAAGTGTCATAAATATCAATAAAGGACCTATAGATGGCAATCAAGACACCACTCAACGCTAAGAAGTCTCTCTACTCAGACTTTCACATGGATCTATTTAGGAATCCCGTGAGTTTGGACTTAGCCGTAAATAGGGATGAAGAAGCAGTAAAACAATCAATAAAAAATCTGTTGTTGACTGACAGAGGTGAAAGACCGTTTCAGCCTGATCTGGGCAGCGACATTCGTAAGATGCTTTTCGAAAATCTTACACCTAATACCTCTCTTGTTATGAGAGAGATGATTCGTGAAACCGTAGAGCAATATGAGCCTCGTGCAAATCTTATTGGAGTGGATATAATCGCTACGCCAGATAATAATGCTGTACGTGTGGTAGTTGTATTCAACGTCATAAATAGTGAAGAAGAAGTAACATTAGTCACAACACTAACTAGGGTAAGGTAATGGCAAATCAGGCACCATTTACAGAATTAGATTTCACACAGATCAAAAGTAATCTGAAGACCTTCTTGAAATCTCAAGAGAACTTCAGAGACTATGATTTTGAAGGATCTAACATGAACGTCTTGCTAGACATTCTGGCAAAGAATACGTTCCAAAACAATTTCTATAACAACATGGCATTCTCAGAAATGTTCCTTGACTCGGCGCAGTTGAGAGAGAACGCTATGTCTCACGCAAAGGAATTAGGATATACTACTGGCTCACGTAACAGTTCAAGATCGAATCTTGCCCTTACGTTCAACGCAGATGATAATCCAGCTTTCGTAACAATTCCTAAGGGCACAAAATTCAATGCCCAATGTGGTACAAAGACTTATACATTCTTGACTGATGCTGTACGAGTAGTAAAGCCTGATGCTACTGGTGCATATACTATCGATGATCTAAAAGTTTTTGAAGGAAAGTACATAAAAGAGTATTATACTGTTGACAACACGAAGAAACAAGAGTATATTATAAACAATGAGAACGTTGACTCTGAAAGTATCAGGGTAAATATATACGATTCATCTGCCGCTAATGCTAACTCAACGGAATACGTAAGAACAAATACTATCTTCGGTGTTGAGCCAGATGATAACGTTTTCTATGTAGACACTCATTTCGACAATCTATACAAAGTAGAGTTTGGTCGTGATCGTTTTGGTAATGAGCCAGAGAATGCTACAGTAATTGAAATTGAATATCGTGTGACGAAAGGTGAAGAAGCAAATGGCGCTGGTAACTTTAGCACTATTGGTAACATTGGCGGGTACTCTGCTACTGTCACAAATAACGCTACAAACAATGCCACTCAGGGTTCAGAACGAGAGTCACTTGATGACATCAAATTCTTTGCACCCAAGTCTATCCAAGTACAGGAACGTGCAGTAACAAAGAAAGACTACGAAGTTCTACTGTCACAACAGTTCCCAAATATTCAGACTATTTCTGTTTATGGGGGTGACGAAGTTGATCCTCCTCAGTTTGGTAAAGCAATTATTTCTGTTGACGTGTTCAATGCAGACGGTGCTAGTGAGAATGACATCAAAGCATTCAGAGATTACATTCGCACAAAGACGCCTCTGACTATTGAGCCTGTGTTCTTACCTGCTAAGTTTATGTATATTGATCTTGCTATCAATACTGCATTCGACACAAAAACAACATCTAAGGGAGCGGCACTGCTTGAATCGTTGATCGAAGAAGCAATCATTACATACAATGATACATCACTCAATAAGTTCAACTTTACACTTAGACAGTCCAGACTCTCAAATATTATTGACACTAGTGATCCTTCTATAGTATCTACCGATATCGTTGCACGTCCGATAATCGAATACAAACCTGTTCTCGGTGATTTGGCAAACCCATCATTCGATTTTAGTGCTGAACTTGTTGTCCCTTATACGTTCAATGAAGTCATTGGATTCAATGCGTATAAGCCAGCTATCTCAACTTCAAGGTTTACACTGAACGGATCATTAGTGTCTCTTCAAGATGATGGTCAAGGTAACATTATTGCAATCACTGCCGACACTGCAACGCCTAGCGTATTCAAGAAGTCAATCGGTACTGTAGACTATACAACTGGTATTGTAAGACTGACTAACTTTGAAGTAGATAACTATGTTGGAAAAGCAATCAAGTTTTATGCAAACACCATAAAGAAAGACATTAGTTCAACTAAAGACAGAATATTAGTAATTCGCCGTGAAGATATAAACATAACTATGACTACAGTATAGAGAGAGTATCATGGCCGTTAGAGACAACGTAAGCAGATCAAGAGAGAATATCTACACAGATATTCCTAGTCAATTTCCTAGTATCTATAGGGAAGAGGGTCAGCTATTCGTAGAATTTGTCCAAGCATACTATGAGTATGTAGATACGACTTTACCAAAGTTTCGTGATGCGTTCTATGCACGTAATGTCGATACCACTGATTTTGACAAGTTTCTATTGTACTTCAAAAATAAGTACATGGACAATCTGCCGTTTGATTCGTCAACCGATTTACGGTTTGTTATCAAACATATTACAGACTTCTATAGACGTAAGGGCACCGAGGAATCGTTGCGTCTTTTCTTTCGTATGTTTTTCAACGAAGAAGTCGAAGTATTCTATCCTAGTTCATCTATTCTAAAGCTATCTGATTCTATTTATGGATCAAGCCAGTACTTAGAAATGAAACCAGTTTCTAGTATTAGAGATTATCCTATTGTTCGTGGCGCAAAGATTGTGGGCGATACGTCAAAAGCAGAAGCGTTTATAGATGAAGTGATATTCAAAAACTTCAATGGTTCTATTACACCAATCGCTTTCATATCAAATGTCAATGGTAAGTTTATATCGGATGACGTGTTGACTTCTACTTTAGGTGATATCGTAAATAATGTAGGTAAACTTATCAAGGGCAGTATTAGTAATGCAACAGTACAGAATGAAGCAAGACTTCCTGGTAACAACATCGGCGATGATCTAAAACTTATTTCTACTGACAACGGTGTCTACGGCAAAGCAGTAGTAGATACAGTTCGTGAAACTACGACAGGCGTTATTGAGTTTGAAGTAGAAGATGGTGGCTATGGATATGCCGTGCAACAAGACGGTGTAAACAACGCAACTCTAAATGACTATTTGATCACTAATCAAGTTTTAGTTGTCGATACTAATAGTGGATATGACGTAAAGCCATTCGATACTATTACATTTACTTCCGCAGAAGTTAGATATATCAGTAATGATCAGCAAGTACCTGGGTTTAGTGCAGTAAGCATAACTGTTACAGTGGTAAAATTCGAAGGCTCTGTAATCTATTGTGTTGTGCCGAGTAACGATCTGCCTGTATTACCAGATAACTCGTACCTAGAAGGGACGAATGATAGAACTAGTGCAACTATTCGTACTACTAAAACATCTGCTTACTTACCTCAAGCACAGTATCGTGTTAGCACAATCAAGGATGCCGAAACTGTTACGTTGATTCCAGATATATTATCTGATTTCTTGAACGTAACGCTAAACTCAAGTGACTATGGCATGTCTGGCTCTGGTGCTGAAACTGTCAACACAACTATTCGTGATGCATTTACTCCTGTCACATATCAGATTGGACAAATTGACACTATCAATGTATTAGACTCCGGACAAGGATATCAAAACGATCTTCCATCAATTGTTAGAATGCCTGAGATCAATAACTTCTTACACAAAGATATCGGACTCACTTTCAACAACACTGAGTTTCTACTTCTAGTCGGAGATGTGATTACTCAGGTAAGACAGATTGAAGACTTGAGCGATTGGACTACCTCTAATACTACAACGTATGTGAACTATACTGTAAAGCTGAAGTTCTTACGTAGAGACGGTGATATATTTTACTTCAAGCCTCTGTCATTCTATCAAATAGACCCAGAAGTTCAGATAAACATCAAGGGCAATATGTACGATATCGTTGATTCTTTCGAAGATGTCAATTCATTGCCTATGGGACGAAATGCAAATATAACTGGCACAGCATTTTTTGCTTCTGGTCAAATAGATACTATTACCGTCACTGACACAGGATATAAATATAACAATGGTGAAAGACTTTCTATAGTAAATAATAATCCCGATAGCGATCTATACGGTACTGCGGTAGCAACAGTTGAAGTTGAGACACGTGGTAGTGGATTTACTGAAGGAAAGTGGCAGACAACTACATCATTTTTGAATGAAAAGACTAAGGTTATTAGAGATAATGATTACTATCAAGAGTACTCGTATGACATATCCTCTATTGTAAATCCAGATAAGTATGAAAGTTTAGTAAAAGAAGAAGTTTCTGTAGCAGGCACAAAACTGTTCAGTTCTCCTCTCATAAATAGTGTAAACAAGTTTGAAACAGACGTGAATATTGATTTTGAAGTATTCACATTAGACGAAGAATTGAACGTTGCAAATAACTTTGTGGAAGTTGGTCCTCTATACAGAAGACAATTCTTTGCTCCACCAGTTGTTGGCACAGACGAATTGGTTGCAACAGTGGCGAACATCGTATCAGATGTCACGCTAAGAGTTCAATCAGATATAAACAGCTAAAGGCATATAGATGGCTAAGATTATTACAGAAAATTTTAGAGTGCAAACCACGAACGAACTATATCGTTCGTTTACCGAGGGCAATCAAACTATCGTTACAGACTTTACTGCCGACATGAATACTTATGTCGATAGTGGTGCTATTAGCCTTTCGAACTCAGACAAGACTACACTCTTCAATTACTTTCCAGCATCTCTATTAGAGATTATGAATGCGTCTCAACCAGACAGTACGTATTACGTAATGGCGTCCTCGATTACTAAAGGCGCTACAATTGAAAACACACAGTTTCAAAAGCGAGAGTTTCAACGCAGGGTTATCTTTGGCAATAAAGTTACGCAATCAGACATTCGATATATGTTTGACATCAATGCTTGGAATAGTGGCACTGTCTATGACGCTTATGATGATAGAGAAGACATCTCTACCCTCAATATGTATGTAACAGTTCTTGATGGCACAATAAACGAAGGTTCCTATAAAGTGTATAAGTGCTTAGGAAACAACGGTGGTACTGCGTCAGTAGCCGCACCATCGACTAGTGACGTAGATGCAGTGTATGAGATACAATCAGACGATGGATATGTTTGGAAATATATGTTCTCGGTACCGCCAGCTGAATACATTACTTATGCCACAGCAACATCTTTGCCTTACTACGCTGATGCTACAGTAGTATCTGCGGCAGTTGAATCTATCTCTGACATTATAATTACAAAAACAAAGAATCAATTGTTCGGTGCAAACACTGGTGCATACAATTTAGGAAATCTAACTATACAAGCTGTGAACTTGGTCGATAGTGTTTCGAACAGATGGGAAATTGAAGTAAAAACAGATTCTTCTGCTAGTACTCCAACACATGAACCTAACGCATACACTAACATGTATATTAGAACAGACAATGGCGCACTTTATGACATCGATGCTTCTGACTCACCAGCTGGCGCTGATGCATCAACTAAAACATTCTTTGTTTATATAACTTCAGTTGGTGCACCTTCACTGAGTTCCGATCAAGCCGCATTCATTGTACCGAAAGTAGAAGTAAGTGCTTCAGGCGGTACAAGAGCGTTAGCATACGGAGAGTTGAATGCAAGTGGTACACTTATAGATGTAAAGATTGATACTAAAGGTACACATTATAAGTATGCAACATCGACATTGAAATTGCCACCAGCACTACAAGATCAATCAACAACAACAGAACTTAGAGCAATCATGTC